TTAGCATTATCACTGACTACATCAAGAGTAGCTTGAGCTGTTTGCCAAGGATAGTTATTTCCTGTTTCCCAAATAGTTTCAAAAGAACCTGAACCAATACTAGAATTGTATCCAAATTTATTAACCATAGAGTAACCAGGAACTTTACCTTGCTGTACGGCTAAATAAAATGGAATGTCATCAACTGTACTTCCACCTGTTATTGGATTAACATTATTACAACTCATCTTTGCATAAACCAAGTAAACCTTTGAGTTTTCTCGTCCTCTTCTTTTTGGTAATTAGTGTTTAATTGATTCTGTAAACTTTCTAAGGCTAAGTTTATCTGTCTAAAAGATTCAGGGTTAAACTCTCGTGGTGGTTCAGGTAAAAATACTTGTACTTTAGCCATTAGTTTCTACTTCCTCCAATATAACCGCCTATTACGCCTATCAAACCCGTAACGGACATCTTCATTAGTGTAATTACACTCTCATCTACTGGTCTATTTTCTTCGAGGGCTACAATGTAATCTCCGACAATAATGGTAGCTAATAAAATTAGAACACCAGTTGTAATTAATAAAATTACAATATCTTTAAAATTTTTTATCATTATCTTCTACCATCTGGTTGTATGTCAAATCTAAACTGACCAAATCTCCAACTTTCATCTGTTCCATCATTTTCAATTTTAACTGCAGCAAGTCTTGCTCTTGCTCTAGTATCCACTTTATCTGTAGATGATGTAACTGTAAATGGCCCAAGTGGTGAGCCTACTTGAATATTTGCTGGATAATCCCTAAGCTCTAGCGTTACTTTTGCATTCCCGTTTAGATATTTAAAATCAGGTATAAATCTTCTTACTTTAATAAAATACTCTCCGTCACCTTGAGCGTCTAAATCGAAGTCTCCTGATTTAATATATGCAGGAATAGCATTGATTGTACCATCAGCTAATACTTCATTAGTGCCAATTTCATGGTTAAATACTCTTGCTGCTCCATTAGACACTCCTTGAATGGTTGGTGTAGTTGGTGCAAGATTTGCAGAAAACTCAGTTGCGATCGGATCCCCAAAGACATGAGCATCTTCGTAAGTAGTTCTAGCTAATGTGCCAGTAGTCCAAGTTTGTTCTGCATAATTATAAGTAACTAGTCTATTTACATAATTTGAGTTTGCTGTTGCATAAAACCAATATATTTCTGAATATAAACTATTATGTGATCCAAAAGTAAGTTCAGATCCATTTGAAAAATTAAAACCTGGTGCACCATCATTTGTTTGAAATACAAAGTCTTCTACAAGTGAACCTAGCGATTTAACTGTACCATCGAATACAAAAAATCCACCTGAATCTGACATCCAAAATACAGCACCGTTTGCATAAACAATTGAATGTTGACCAATGCATCCACAATTAGATCCGACTTGTCTAATACTAAATGTAAATGGTGGACCTACGAACTGCATTAAATAAGCAGATGTGTCAGTAAGTATTAATATGTAATCTTTTGCTTTTGCAGCACCTACAATTTTAGTGCCACTATCAATTCTAAAGGATCCTGCAGTGTTGGTTGATGTTGCTGTGTAATCCGTTAAAGATTCTTGATCCGAGAACCTTATAAACATTTTATCTTGTGTAGTTGGTGATCCAATTGTTGTTTCAGTTCCTAGTACAATTAAATGCCTGTCTCTGTCTGATACCATACTCATTACTGATTTTGTAGGAGCTCCTGATATTAAGGTTGCTCTTGTTGCTACACCACTATTTGGATCCCAAGAAAAAGTTTGACCATTCTTAATAGTTGCAATTAATAGTTCACCATAATTATCTAATGACCATGATCCAGGATCTAAAACTGCTTGTGAAGTTGCTCTTGGTGTTCCCCAAGTTGATCCACCCCATAGTGCTGTACCCCAACCAAAACCAAATGCTTGTAGTAAAGGACCTACTTTGTAATAAGGTTTAGTATCCAAAGTTCCATCGTTTGTTGCTCCTGTGCCTGTTTCAGCCGTAGGCATTGTAATTGTAAAGGTAGTTGTGGTAGGAGCTAACTGCACTTCAAATAATACGTCATCAAAGTCTGTTGCTGTGTAATCTGTTTGTCCTGCAGTGAACGATCCTGCGTTTTCAAAAGTTAAGATGTCACCTGGTTCGAGGTCGTGAGCCGTGGGACATGTAATTGTAACCGTGTTTGAACCATTCGTAGTAGTTATATCGCAACCCGACTTTGCTAGTGAAGTATTAAATGGTGTGATGTCATAATAATCATCACCATCGTATACATATAAAATTTTGTTTGTACCAAAGGCTATGTATCTTCTACCATCCAAATCAGCCCAACTGTGTGAATCTCTTACAGCTCCAACAAGTTTTTTGTCCATTATCTCTTGCCACCCGCCTATTTTTTCAGGCATACCGTATCTAAATCTAACAAAGTCTCCATCAACCCATTGGTTCTCAGCCCCTGAGTCTGATGCTTGTTTATTAAATCCTGGTGCAAACTGTACTTTTGTTAATGGCATGACCGTATTATACACTAATACCCTATATCTATAAAGATTAGGCTATTTACTTAAATTGTTTTGGCTACTGGTTTATTTTGATAGTCTATATTTCCAGCTATAGCAATTCTAAGTTTATTTGTGTTTTGTTTAGGAACATAGTGTTCATATTCTCCTCTCCAAATTAAAAGAGTTCCTGTTTCTGGTTTAACTTCAAAATAACCTGGATCAGAAAAAATAATAGGAGCACAATCTTTAGGTGCTTCTACGTAATAAGTAAAGGAAAACATATTTAAATGCCTATGCTTTTTAGTTTCTTGCCCCTTCTTATAAACAAGTCCCCACATATCATTACAATAAAAATTACTATCTCCTCCTTGTACAGGATTAAAGTTATCAAACTTTGGTAATTTATCTAAACAAATTATTTTTAATAATCTCGCATAAGAATCAAATTTATCAGCCATTTGCCAATGGGTCATGTAAGCTTTTACATTAGTCGTGTGATTTTGAATGTCTCCAGTGCTTAAAGTATCTTTTTTTAATTGTTTATTAAAATCTTTAAAGTCTTCAAGATATTTTAAATTGTCCTGAAGAATATTCATAGTTGTAGATACTTTTATTTTATGAATTTGCATATTTTATATTTTCTTCATATGAGCCATCAATATTAAAATTAATAATACATCTCATATGTTTATTAGATTGATATGCTGTGTGTAAATATTTTCCATCAAACATTACAGCAGTCCCCTGTTTAGGGGTTACTTTTTTAATGATTTTTTTATTTGTATCAAAGAAAACTGTGTCTCCGTCAGAATCTAAAACATAATATAAAAACACTGTATACTTATTTTTTCTTGTGGGTAAGTCATAATGTGGCGTATCATAAGTTTTAAAATCAGGATTTGGAAATTGTAGAAAAGAATTTATTCTTAATATATTTAATTCAGGTTTTTTAATAAAGTGAATTATAGGTAATATATTATCAAAATATTTTGAATTTATTCCTTTTTGAATAGAACAAAATTCATGTTGCATCCCAGGACGAGATTGTTTACTAGCACTAACATCTTTTATAAAATACCAAGGAAATATTCTTCCTTCAAGAAGTGTATTTTTTATTTCTTCTTGCTTCTGTTTATCAATAACATTTCTAAATATTTTTATATTCATAGCCTGTTCATTGTAGGAATAGGATAATTTAATTGTTTATCTGAATAATTTATATTTATTTTAGATATAAAACTTATTAAAGTTAATCTTTCTTCATCTGTATTATTAATATGAGCTGCATGCCACATGGAAGAATCAAACATAACTAATCTATTATAAATACCTTTAATATTTATTGTTTCTTCAAAATTATTATTGTAAGAATCTCTTTGCTTTATTAGTTTATTTACATCTTCTTTTTTATATTTTTCATGATTAAGAAAATAATCTTTTTTTAAATCACCTTTTTCAGGCTTTTGTATATTATAATTCTTGAGCTTATAAATAGATGTTCCAACATTACAGTTTTCAGATAAATAAATTATTGCAGTTAATTCACTTTGATTTGGCCAATCTGTATGAATCCACCCATCTCCATCTATACCTGGAGGTACTTTTTGAAAATAACAATAATTATACCAAGATATTAAACTAAACTCATTTGGGTAAATAACACTTAAAATTTTGTTTGTAAGGCGTTCAACAAAAAATTTATTTTCAGATAAATCATTTGATCTTAACCCAGGGTAATTTTTTGTAGATTTATATGAATATGTTTTAGATAATTCTACAATTTCTTTTGGATCAGAGAAAAAATTATCTAGGCATATTACTGGAAAAATCACTATTTAATCCTAACATTGGTCTTGTATCATTTAATAATTTTTTATTAGTTGAATAATGTAAAAATACCTGCACACAAACCTCTCCATTAAAAGGTTTTCTCCAATGTTCTAAATCACAACCTTTATAAATTAACATGTCCCCTTCGTTTAAATTTATCTTAATATCCTTTTTTCCATCATTTAAATATATAGGCCATTTATTTCCACCTAAAAATAAAGTGGTCGATATTTCACAACTAGGTCTGTCTTTATGTTTTTTTAAAATATCACCTGGTTTATAAGTTCTTGCATATGAATATGTCTCATATAATTTTAATTTTGTTCCTTTAATCATTTTAGGTTTTACGTATAATAACAATGTTTCCATTAAAGAATCACCATAAATAGAAAAAGTATTTGGAACTTGATCATCATTCCAGGTTCCAAAATTATTATCAAAAGGAGCTAAATAATTATTTTCCCGCATATGAGCAATTGCATTTCTTTTTATTAATAAATAATTGTAAGAGATTTTCGCTAAGTCTTTTGAGATAGCGGATTTTATTACATGATATTTATTTTTTTTAAAACTCATTTGTAATAATTTAAGTTAATAACACACCTAGCATCCACATCTGTTTGAGAAATTGATCTATGTTTAAGCTTACATGGGAATTCAACATACATATTTGAGATACATTTTATTTTTTCACCTGTCTCAAATTCAGTATAACCATTATTATTGTTTATATAAAGTATACCCGTGGTTAATCTATCATCATCAAAATCTCTATGAAAAATAGATCGTCTAGGAACATCGCTTCTGGTTATTAAATTTATAATACATCTTCTTAAGGATTCATAACCTATTCTTCTAGAAAGAGGTGTAATAATATTATTAAAATTATC